CGTGTATACTCTTCACCCGTATTTTTATTATCCGAAGGCATATCGATTGATGGTTGATTCCAAGGCCGGGAATCTCGGTATCCTTTGTATAGATTCCAAAGTCGACCCATAATGTCACCTTTAGCTTCGGCCCAAGGTACAGAGCCTTCGATAACCTTAGTTTCCGTACGAGTTTTATTCGTTTGTGCTTCGATATTCGCAAGTTCCGCCTCCATTTTCTTAGCCTGCATACGTAATTGATTATTTTGGTGTGCAGAAGATACGGCCGCACCTAATGCATTTTGAGATACACTAGATGCGCCGCTAGGTGAAGACGCTCCACTATTAGCGGAGAGTATTGGATTGAGTCCGGCTGCTTTAAGATCGGCTACCTGACGTTGATGAGCTGTTGACGACATTCGTTCCTGAAAGGCCATTTGTTCGCGAGCCATATCTCTATTAGCTGCGTTTGTTTGTTCCTGACCAATTCCGGAAATACCACCTACAAGAAGATCGCCAATGAGGTTTCCACCTGCACCAGCCATCATGTTTCCTGCATAAGTTCCTGTAGCACCACCTCCTGTGGCTGAGACTCCAGCAGCTCCAGCTGTACCCATTCCGGCTGCGGCCCCGGCAGCTGCGCCGAGGCCATACATTCCGTAAATTTCTGTGTCGTTTTTACCGGTGGCGCCTTTCCAGAGATTGTCGCGTACCATTCCAACGGGATCGACGATCGCGTTACCGACTTGCCCGATACCTTTTTTAATATCACCGATTGGATCCCATCCCATTAGAACCGTCCAAAAGTAGCTGGAACGTTGTATACTGGCATAGGACGAACGCAAGTCTGTTTGATAAATGCATCGAAGATAATTTGCGGTTCGTCGCCTGTGACGACTATAGAACGTTCTATTGGGGTGTTTGATTCAATGAACGTTTGATTTAGTGCTGGTAAACTGCCGAATTCTTCGGCCATATGCCAAACGTCTAGCGATGTTGCGTGTTGACTTCGAAATACACCGCGAATTTCAGACGGTTTGTATTTGTATTCGGAGTATCGCTCTTGATAACCAAACACGTCAGCGTCAGCGCTAGTACCTTGAGCGTATATTTCTTTATTAAGTACGGCTTGTTCTCCAAGTCCAGCAAGTTTAGGCCAATAGAAGTCATATCGTGTCTCCCTGTTCCACATTCTGTTGATGCCTTGTTGATATGTTAGGGCTGCTCGAAAAGTGACCAGTCCGATAACGTATCCCCACTCAGCGAAGGATTTATTAAAACCGAGAGCGCGGCCATTAACCATATGAGTAGCAAAAGACGCCAGGTTGGCTTGAGGGGTGCCTGTGGCTCCCGTAGCGCTGTTTTGAGCCACTGGATGAGAGTTGATGTCAAAGTGTCCTCCGCCTAAATATTCTGGTCGTTGTACAGTAAAGTCTGGAAGTACTGTGTTGAAATGAGCAAGGATAACTTCCGTAAATCGAGTTCCACCTCGTGCGTCTAGTTCGAATAGCGATTGCATTAACATTGCTTCTCGAAGTTGGTTGATTGTTGCTGCTGTTGCGTCTGTAAGGTCTACTTCTAGACCTGTAACATTACCCCAAAAGAAAGGTTGTGTTGCGCCCATTGATGCTGTGGCATTAAGGTCGTTTACTCCTGATACGGTTTGAAGAGCAACGTTGGTATTTGATGCGTTGGAGATTCTTGGTGTTGCGCCTGTTGATACTACTGGAGCATCTAAGCCAAGTGGTAGTGTTACGGCATCGCCTTTTTGCGGCCAAGGTAAACATGATGTGAAGTAGTCGTGCGCTTTGGCTCTTTTTTGTAGTGAGTACGTTGAAAGTGCGTCTGGTCCGTCTGTCAGAGGTACGGTGATATCACCGATTAGGTTCTGATCTCTGTACCAAGTGTTGTAAATAAGGTTATAGCAGCGAAAGGGAAGGGCGTTGTTGATTGTTAAGCTAGCAATGCCAGTAGGAAGACCAAATTTGTCATAAATTGAGCCAACTGTGAAGCCGCCAGCAGTAGTAGCAGCCAGTTTAGGTACGGTATAGTCTGTTGAGTCACCAGGGTTGTCCTGTTCTCCCATCATTTTTTTGAAATTAGTCCATACCAGACGGGATGGTACGAAGAAGAATTCGTAAGATGCATAAAGTCTGTCCATAATTGGCACTTTTTGGGTTGCAAGTCGTGCAAACACGTTTACGTCTACGTTAAATGTATCTCCCGGTATTACTTCATCACAGTAAAACGGATAGATGTAATCGAAGTCGTAAGTATCTTTAACTTCGAATGATCGGTCGAATGCCGATCTTGGTGTGTTTACAGCTGGAATTTGGGCGAAGCTGTGTTGATTATAGCGGGAACCGATTTGGGATTGCATTATTTAGACTCCTTTGTCTAGGTTTCTCGCAAGAAATGCGAGTTTTGTTTTTTTTACTATTTTTTTTGCTTTAAGTCTCTGAGGAGAATTCTCATCTATATATTTTTTTGTGTCAAATAGACTAAGGTCTCGTCCTTTGTGTTTTTGCCATGCAAGTGGATGATGTTTTTCTAACCATTTTATATAATAGCGAGGGATTTTGTGAGGGGAGCCGTCAACAATGAGTTCTGAATAATTGAATACATCAGGCCAGAATTTTTCCAGCCAATTTTTTCCAATGGCGTACTTCTTTGAGGCTTTTCCGTAATCAGGTGTTCTTCCATCATATAATGCTGATTGCTCCCCTGTTAATTTTTTTACGACATAACGGCCGACATAAGCTGCGGATTGATAGTTTACTGAGCCTATTTCGTGGTGCCCAAGGCCCCATGTTTCTTCTAATTCTTGCGAATGATATACAGGAATATCGTTGCGAAGTTGAACTTGTTTTTTGTCTTTGAAGTCGATACCAAAAAGAATTGCATGATAATGAGGTCTTTGTAGTTGATCTCCATACTCGCCTGCCATGAAGAATCCCATTCGTTCATATGCTCGTTTTTTCCTAAGTCTTTTCATGAAGTTTTGAAAGTCATCATGTTTAAGAGTAGGTAACCCATCAGGTGTAAGAGGAAGATTTTCGTTAGAATATGTGAGTGTAATGAAAACGTTGTTTTCGTGAGTCTGTGCTTCGTGTACACAGCGAATTGCCCATTCTTTGGATCTGTCTATGCGGCAACCTATACATTGACCGCAAGGAAGTTGAAACGCAGGCATTTCTGCGTTGTATTTTTTTGATGAAAAGGTAAGATTGTAATTGTGGTCGAAACCACACTTGAGGGGACTGTAACACGGCATTGTTATGGTCCTTTTTTTTTATAGTCTGATTCCGCCGCGCATGCGGCGTGGGTTTAGGCGATTCATTGCTTGAACGCCTGTGTTTTTTTTAAATGAAGATCTCGATGCTGATTTGGACATTCCTCTACGTTTCATCATTTGCCTCCGGCGCATTCGTTTGGGAGAAGTTGACAGTAGATTCGTTCTACTGGTGCTTTTACCAAGTCTGAATTTAATCCTAATACGAGTCCGATTAAAGTTGCAATAAGAGTTACTACTATTTGTTTCTTCATTTTGAGCTCCTGATTAAATCATGAGCTTTTTTTTTTACACTGTCACCAAGATTTGGTGTCAGTGGGCATATTGATAACAAGGGAGTACAATATGCCCCCTGGCGGGTTAGTGAGCTGGACTTAAGTCAGCTTTTTTTAATGGCAAAGCCAATAAAAGTTGTTTTGGTTGTTGTTCAGGAATGATTATTCCTGTGATTGGATCGTATTCACCGACCAAATAGAGTCCAAAGTCCTCTGGGTTTCTGCAAAGCATACTTTGCGGGTTATTTACTTCGTTAGCGAAAGAGCGTTCGCCTTCGCCGATTGATTTAACAACGATTGGGTTCATGTAGAATCCTGCTTTGCTGTCATAAACAGCGACGATTTTTTGTTTCACATTTTTCCTTTGGTTTAAAGGGAGTGTTATTACCCCCTATTTGTTTGTCCCCCTAAGATGGGGACTATTTTTATTTTGTAAAGTATTTATTTTTATTTATTTTTGGTTCCAATTTGGAACCAGTATTAAGAATTAAACGCTCTGCGCGGGCGCTTAGGGAGTATCACTCCCTAAGACCCTGATTTAGGAGTTGTGACTCTTACGAGTCACAATTGGCGCGGGAGTCCGCGCTTGCGTGGAACAGGAGTTCCACGCTCTTAGTTAAGATTGTGTTTCTGAACTAGCCTGAGTACCCATATCGCGATTGAGCACGTTAGGAGATTTCGGCTGTTCAGGTTTTTTACGTAAGCCTAATTCTACGGCTTCGTTATTGTTTTTTGAGTCAGCTAGGA